CTATTTACGGTGGATTATGCGGAGAACGAAATAGCTGATGACCCAGCCCAGCATAAACAGTCTCATGTTTTAGAGTTGCTAGATGCTGGTAAATGGACAGGCAATATTGTTGCGATGCCCAATAACAGAGTTAGAGTCACTCACCCAGCGTGGTTTGCTACAGGTGAGGGGGCTCCAGACTTCAGGCCATCTCAGCATATTCACTACAGCAAATCAGATCTAGATTACACTCTTGATGTGAATCAGGTGTTCGATAATTTATACAATCAACAGGGAGCCAGTGGCTATGAAGAAGAAGACTAAAATGGGTTATGCCGGAGGCAAGAAAACCAAGATGGGTATGGCTGGAGGTAAGAAAACCAAAATGGGTTACGCTGGCGGCAAAAAGACAAAGATGGGCATGGCTGGTGGAAAGGAAGCTAAGATGCCTATGTCCAAAGATCCTAAAACTGGAAAGATGATTCCATCTTTTGCTATGGACGGAAAAGGCAAAATGCAGGCCGGAGGCAGGACTGTTATGATGACCCCAAAGATGATGGCTAATGGTGGCGCGACTGGCGCTGTCAAAAGAGACATGGATAAGTCTAAAAGCTAATGGCTGTTGACAAAACCCTCCGTAGCAACCCATTGCAGGCGGTTGGTGATCCTATTGAAGTAGAGATTGAGAACCCTGATTCGGTTTCGATAGAAACTGAGGATGGTGGAGTAATCATCGACTTTGATCCAGATTCTCAGACCTTGTATGACATGGGGATGTTGCCCCATGATGCAAATCTAGCAGACCTCATAGATGACAGGGATCTTAGCGAAATAGCTTCCGATCTAATGGGTTTGTTCAGATCTGACAAAGAAAGCAGGGCAGATTGGGAAAGGTCTTACATAGACGGCTTAGATTTATTGGGCCTGTCTCACGAGGACAGATCTACCCCTTGGGACGGTGCTTGTGGAGTCTTTCACCCATTGTTATCTGAGTCTGTTATTAAATTTCAGTCCCAGGCTATACAAGAGATATTCCCTGCAAGCGGCCCAGTAAAGACCTCAATCGTTGGAAAGATGACCGACGAAAAAGAAAAGCAGGCCTCTCGTGTGCAGGAGTATTTAAATTATCTGCTTACTGAGCAGATGACGGAATACAGATCCGAAACAGAGAAAATGCTTTTCTCATTGCCGTTGGCTGGTAGTGCTTTTAGGAAAGTTTATTACGATCCAAACATGGGCAGACCTTGCAGCATGTTTGTTCCGGCTGAGGATTTTATCGTCAGCTATGGGGCTTCTGATCTGACCACTAGCGAAAGAGCTACTCATGTTATGAAGCGTAGCCCTAATGAAATCAGGAAGCTTCAAGTTTCTGGTTTTTATCGTGATGTGGATTTGCCACCAGCTTCCCCAGACACAGATCCAATCGAAGCCAAATACAATGATCTGACTGGCGATAACACAAGCTACGAATATGATTCGAGGCACACGATATTAGAGATTCATGTCAATTTAGATCTGATTGGCTTTGAAGATATGCAGGACGGTGAGCCCACTGGCATACAGCTCCCATATGTGGTCAGCGTAGATCAAGGATCTAGAACAATTTTATCGATCAGGCGCAACTGGTATGAAGATGATCCTCTCAAAATGAAGAGAGAGCACTTCGTTCACTACCAGTATATCCCTGGTCTTGGGTTTTATGGCTTTGGGTTGATCCACATGATAGGTGGATTAGCCAAATCAGCCACCTCATTGCTTCGTCAGCTGGTTGATGCTGGCACATTATCGAATTTACCAGGGGGTTTGAAGGCTAGAGGGCTCAGAATTAAGGGCGATGACACTCCGATCATGCCTGGAGAGTTCAGAGATGTTGATGTTCCTGGCGGAACCATTAAAGACAACATCAGTTTCTTGCCTTACAAAGAGCCCAGCAACGTTTTATATCAGTTGTTGAGCAATATTATCGAGGAAGGACGGCGTTTTGCCTCTGCTGCTGACGTAAAAGCAGCGGATATGAACGCAGAAGCGCCTGTTGGCACTACATTAGCCATTCTTGAGCGGTCTATGAAGGTTATGAGTGCCATACAGGCCCGTCTACACGCCTCTATGAGGGCTGAATTACGCCTTTTGAGTCGTTGTGTTAAGGATTTTGGGCCGCAAAAGTACCCATACATGGAAGATTCGGAGCCAATGGTGTCTGAGGACTTCGATGAGAGGGTAGATATCATCCCAGTTAGCGATCCAAACGCTGGAACGATGGCTCAACGCATAATGCAGTACCAGGCAGCGCTACAATTGTCTGCACAATCGCCAGAAATGTACGATTTGCCGCTATTGCACCGCCAAATGCTGGATGTTTTGGGAATACAGGACGCAGACCAGATAGTTCCGACTGAAAACGACATGAAACCCAAGGATCCTGTTAGTGAAAACATGGATATCTTGAATGGCAAGCCTGTCAAAGCGTTTATTTACCAAGATCACGAGGCTCACATACAAGCTCACATGGCTTTCTTGCAAGATCCAAAGCTTGCGGAGCTTGTTGGTCAAAGCCCCAATGCAAAGAAGATGCAAGCCGTTATGGCGGCCCATATACAAGAGCATTTAGCTTTCTTGTACCGCCAAAACATAGAAAAAGAACTGGGTATGGAGCTTCCTACCCCAGAAGAAGACTTGCCAGAGGATATAGAGTACAGGATATCCAGGCTTGTCGCTCCAGCTGCTGCTCAGTTGACTGGAAAGTCGGCCCAAGAGAAGCAAGCCCAGCAAGCTCAACAGCAAATGCAAGACCCTGTGATCCAAATGCAGATGCAAGAGCTGCAGCTTAAGCAAGCAGAGATACAGCAGAAGGCTGAAGCTGAAATGGCTAGGATCCAACTCGAAACTCAGAAGGCTTTGGCTAAATCACAGCTGGATCAACAAAGATTAGAGCAACAAGCTAGGCTAGAAACCGCCAAGCTTGGGGCAAAGATAGCTGAAACAAACACCAAAGAAGAACTTGAGAGTGCTAAGATTGCATCCCAAGAACAGTTGGCAAGCACTAAGCTTGGCATCGAAATAGCAAAAGAGACTTTGGGTGATTAGTGACAAAAGAACTAGACATATTTGAGGTTTTGAGATCAAATATTCGTAAGCAGCTTAATGATGTGAGTGACCATATGAGTGGTGGAGCTTGCAAGGATTACGCTGAATACACACGTTGTTGTGGAATTGTTCAAGGTTTGGCTCAAGCTGAGCGTGAGATCTTGGATTTGAAGGCTCGTTACGAACAAGCCGACTAACGACTCCAGGCGTTCCCTGGTGCTACGACTTTGGGCGTTAACCCAATGCATGGAGATAATATGAGCGAAGCGGCTCAGCTAAAAACAGAATCAGAAGATTCTGCAGAACCACAGGTAGCTAGTAAGCTTCCTGTACCGACTGGCTATAAAATACTTATAGCGTTGCCAGATCCAGAAGAGAAAACTGAGGGTGGAATTATAAAAGCCACTCAGACTCTCAGAGAGGAAGAAATAGGATCTATTGTGGGAATGGTGTTAGAGCTAGGCCCCGATTGTTACAAAGATCCATCTAGATTTCCTACAGGCCCTTACTGCAAGGAAGGTGACTGGGTAATGATGAGATCTTATTCTGGCACTCGTTTTAAGTTAGAAGGCAAAGAGTTCCGTTTGATTAATGATGATAGCGTTGAGGCTGTTGTTAAAGATCCAAGGGGGGTTGTTAAAGCATGAGTGAAAGTCAGTTGGTTACAGAAACGGAATCGGTTGATCCGCAAAGCCCCGAAGACAAGTTCTTTGGGGTAAAAACAACCTTTGAAAAAAAGAAGAAGCCTGTTGCTGAGGATTCATCTAGTTCAGATTACGAGATCGAAATAGTCGATGATCGTCCTCCTGAAGATAGAAGGCCTCCAAAGGCGGAATCTAAATCCGAATCAGACGATGAAGAGCTTGGAGACTATTCTGAGAAAGTTCAGAAAAGACTCAACAAGTTAAAGTTTGATTACCATGAGGAAAGGAGACAGCGAGAAGCAGCCGAAAGGATGCGAGAAGAAGCTGTCAAGATTGCTCAGCAATACGCCACCAAGAACCAGGAGCAAGAATCTCTTATCTCCAGGGGCGAAGCGGCGTTAATAGAGCAGATAAAGCAAAAATCTAGGATAGCTGTAGATCAAGCTAAAGCTGATTACAAAAAAGCTTACGAGGAAGGTGATACCGATGGTGTCGCTAACGCTCAAGAGCGGATGGTAAAGGCCCAGGCGGAATCTCAAGAGATCGAAAGATATAGCTCTAATGCTTCTCAACAAGCACAACAACTTCAAGCCCAGCGCCAAGCAGCCTATCAGCAACAAATTGCTAGACAGGCGGCTCAAAATGTTGCGGCTCAACAACCTGTTCAACCTCAACTTTCTCCTGAATCTCAGGAGTGGGCTGATAAGAACACTTGGTTTGCAGATCCAAGCAAGAAAGCTATGACTGCAACCGCATATGGGTTGCATGAAGAAGCAATCACAGATATGAATTTAGCTCCTAACTCTCAAGAGTACTTTGAATATATAGACAATGGTATGAGAGAGAGTTACCCTAATTTCGACTGGGGGGATAATAGCGATACAGATGGCCGTAGCGCATCCGTGACCTCTAGTCAGCCCTCGACGGTGGTAGCGCCATCCGCAAGGAACAATGGTGCAAAACCGCGCAAAGTACGGTTAACGGCTACCCAAGTTGCTCTCGCCAAGCGCCTGGGTATAACTAATGAACAATATGCCCAGCACTTGTCTTGAAGGAGTAAGTAATGGCAGAAGAGCGCACAAAAAGAAAGAACGAAACGCGAGAAACCCAGAAGAGGCCAAGTGATGATTGGGCTCCGCAATCTATATTGCCGGATCCAGAACCACAGCCTGGATGGGAATTTAGATGGATAAGAACTGATGTTCTCGGTCAGTCAGATAACACTAATGTTTCAAAACAATTTAGGGAGGGTTGGGAACCAGTGAGAGCTGAAGATCATCCTGAACTACAGGTGATGTCTGACATTGGATCGAGGTTTGAAGGAAACGTTCATGTTGGTGGTTTGCTCTTGTGTAAAGCTCCTAAAGAAAAAATGGAGTCAAGAACAAAGTACTTCCAGGGTGTTGCCGCCTCTCAGATGGATTCCGTCGATAATAACTTCTTGCGAGAAAATGATCCTCGTATGCCTCTGAATAAACCAGAGCGCAGCACGAGAACCACTTTTGGAAAAAGCTAACTCTCTATAGCAGGGGATTAGCTTTATAAGTTAGGAGGTCTAACATGGCTACTTCTGCTACCCCTACAGGTGCGGAACCCGTTGGAACCTTGAGTGCTAGTGGCTCTTTTACCGGAAAGATTAGACACATCAAGATTGCAAGCGGCTATGGAACCGCCATTTTTTATGGCGATTTCGTTAAGCTGGTAAGTTCTGGAACCTTAGAAAAAGCTGCCGTAACAACTTCTGTTGTTGCAGGCACAGTTGGAATCTTTGTAGGCTGCGCTTACACAGATCCAAGCACAAACCAGAAGACATTTAATCAACAGTTCCCTGCATCAACTGCTGCAGACGATATAGTTGGTTATGTTGTCGATGATCCAAAATTGTTGTTCCAAATGCAGGGTGACGAAGCAATCGCTCAAACTGGATTAGGTAACAATGTATCTGCAGTTAATACTGCTGGATCAACCTCAATCGGTCGAAGCAAGAACGCCCTAGATGGCGGATCCATTGCTACGACTAATACATTACCACTTCGTATTGTGGACTTTGTAGACGGCCCAAGCAGCACTGTAGGCGATGCCTTCACTGACTGCATTGTGACCTATCTGCCTTTGAGCCACGCATACGAAACCAAGCTCGGCGTTTAGGAGGTATAAGCAATGGCAATTTCTAGAGCTCAAATGCTTAAAGAACTCCTCCCAGGACTTAATGCCCTGTTTGGTTTGGAGTATGAAAAATATGAAGACGAGCATGAGCTTCTGTATGAAACAGAGAGCTCAGATCGAAGCTTCGAGGAAGAGGTCAAACTGTCAGGATTTGCAGCAGCGCCAGTTAAGGCAGAAGGTGCAGCCATCAGTTATGACTCTGCTCAAGAGTCTTTCACTGCTAGATACAATCACGAGACAATCGGGATGGGCTTTAGTATTACGGAAGAGGCTATGGAAGATAATCTTTACGATAGCCTTTCTGCTAGATACACAAAAGCTCTCGCAAGAGCGATGGCGTATACCAAGCAAGTTAAAGCGGCTAATCCGCTTAACAATGGTTTCACCAATTCCTTTCAGTCTGGAGATGGGGTAAACCTGTTTACAGCGTCTGGTGATGGTGTTACTGGCGGTGACGGTCACCCTCTTGTAAGCGGTGGAAAGAACAGCAACCGTCCTTCTACAGCAGCAGACCTTAACGAAACATCTTTGGAGAATGCGATTATTGATATCGCTGCATTCACTGATGAGCGTGGTTTGTTGATTGCAGCAAGACCGTTGCGATTAATTGTTCCGCCTGCGTTGATGTTTACGGCAGATCGTCTGCTTGAAACAGCGCAAAGGGTTTCTACTTCAGATAACGATATCAATGCGATACGCAACATGGGAGCTATCCCTGAAGGCTATGCTGTGAATCACTATCTGACAGATAGCAACGCTTTCTACTTGATTACTGACGTTCCTAACGGTCTTAAGATGTTCCAGCGTACTCCGCTAGAAACATCTATGGACGGTGATTTCGATACGGGTAATGTCAGATATAAAGCCAGAGAGAGATATTCTTTCGGTGTATCTGATCCCCTTGGAATCTACGGATCACCAGGATCTAGCTAAAACTGAATGGGGGCGAAAGCCCCCTTTCTTTTCCTGACTGATTGTTCCATGTGGAACAATTGGACACTAGCCAAGACAGGAGACATATATGGCTAATTCAACTTTTACTGGGCCAATTCGCTCAGAGTCCACTTTCAAGACCATCAGCAAGAACGCCACTACTGGAGCTATCACTGAAGTTACAACTATCGGTGCTGGGCCTGTTAGCCTTTCTGATGGCAACGTAACGCTTACGAATGCAACGCACAGCGGAAGAATACTTCTTGTTCCAGATGGCAGCCAAGATAACACTTACACATTGCCAGCTCCGATTGCTGGATCTGTGTTTAGGTTTGTTTACGCTGGCGGTGCTGCGGATGGTACTGATGCTTTGATTGTCACCCCAGGAAACACAAACTTTTACATTGGTGGGGTTACATTCCTAGATACCGATAACGAAGTTAGTTCGGTGTTCTCTGATGGTAACTCAAACAGCAGCATCCAAATTAATGTGCCTGCTGGCTTTGATGTGACTATAGTTGGTTTAAACACCACCAATTATCAGATCTTTGGCAATGTTACAGGAGCGACTGCACCAGCATTTGCTGATCAGTAATAGGAGGTTAGTATGGCTGATGCGGTAGCCACTCAAACGATACAGGATGGCGGCAAAACCGCCATCTTTCGTTTCACAAACGTTAGCGATGGCACTGGTGAGTCTGCAGTCACAAAGATAGATGTGTCTGCTTTATCTGCCGATCCCATAACAGGAAGCGCTTGCTCGTCTGTTGTTATTGAAAAGATCTACTATCAAACCATAGGTATGGGCGTAAAGATTTTCTTTGATGCAACTACAGATGTTTTGGCTTGGCAGCTTGCTGCTGATTGGGCAGATACCTTGGATTTCTCTGAGTTTGGCATACCAGACACGTTAGCTTCTGGCACAACAGGAGATGTGAAGTTCACAACTGTTGGTCATTCTAACGCAGATGTGTATGTTATAGTAATGCAAGTTAAAAAGCGTTATTCATAACAATGGCAGTAAGAAAATCTACGGTTAAAAAGCCAGTTAAAAAGATTGTCAAGAAAACTGTTATTAAGGCAGTTGGCATGAAGTCTGGCAAAAAAGCAAAGTCCAGGGTTAACGAAGCTGGTAATTACACCAAGCCTGAAATGAGGAAGAAGCTGTTTAACAAAATAAAAGCAGGGTCTAAGGGCGGTAAGCCAGGTCAATGGTCTGCCCGTAAGGCCCAAATGCTTGCCAAGCAGTACAAGGATAAAGGCGGCGGATACAGAAGCTAATGCCTAAAGATCCAAAAGTCGGTACGGGGAAAAAGCCAAAAGGATCTGGCAGAAGGTTGTATACCGATGAAAACCCCAGGGATACTGTGCCTATTAAGTTTGCTACCGTTCAGGATGCAAGAGATACAGTGGCTAAGGTTAAAAGGATTAAGAAGCCTTTTGCTAGAAAGATCCAGATACTTACCGTTCTAGAGCAAAGAGCTAAGGTTGCCAAGAAGCCTAAGCAAGCTGATATAGCTAGAAAGGGGAAAGAGGCTATAAGGAAGAAAGAAGGCAAGTAATGGCATTAAAAAAATCACAAAAGAGTTTAAAGAAATGGACTAAGCAAGACTGGGGTACGAAGTCTGGCAAACCATCGACTCAGGGTAAAAAGGCTACAGGTGAAAGGTATCTCCCGAAGAAGGCTAGACAGGCTTTATCAGATGCGGAATATGCTGCTACATCCAGAAAGAAAAGAGCAGACACAAAGAAAGGGAAGCAGCACTCAAAGCAACCAAAGAAGATAGCTAAGAAAACAGCGAGGCATCGCAAGTGAGCCTCACTGATGCTGAGAAGAAAAGATTAAAAAAGGTGGGCTTGTCTGGCTTGAACAAGCCTAAAAGAACGCCTAGCCATCCTACAAAGAAAGCTGTTGTTGCTGTGCGAGATGGCAAGAAAGTTAAGGTGATTCGATTTGGTGATCAGAAAATGGGTCACAACTACAGCGCTGAAGCTCGTAAAAGTTTTAAAGCTCGTCACGCAAAGAATATAAAGAAAGGCCCTACAAGTGCAGCTTACTGGGCAAATAAAGTTTTTTGGGCTGGCAAAGGTGGTAGTAAAAAATCACCACCAAAATCTCAAAAGCAAAAGTTTGGTAAGAGCTAATGCCGATCACAAGGGCTCAAATGAAAAAACAAATATCTTCAGCTCCAGCAAAAAAGAAAAGAGCTAAGGTAAAAAAAGTTATGAAAGAGTTTAAGTCAGGCAAGTTAAAGTCTGGCGGCTCTGGAAAAAAAGTTAAGAACAGGAAGCAAGCAATAGCGATAGCTCTATCTGAGGCTGGCATTTCCAAGAAGAAAAGGAAGAAGAAGTAATGGCTACAAGCGGCACATTTGCTTTTGATCTTGATCTGGGCGAAGCAATAGAAGAGTCTTTTGAAAACGCTGGTCTAGAGTTGAGAAGCGGATACGATTACAAAACAGCTCGTAGAAGCATAGATCTGATGATGCTTGAGTGGCAGAACCGTGGTTTAAATTTATGGACTGTCAAGTTTGCAACTCAAACGCTTACTGCCGGAACAAATGCATATACTTTAGATGGCAAGATATTTGATATCGTTGAGGCATTCATCAGAACAGATGCTGGAAATACTAATAGCCAGTTCGATCAGAGCTTAACCAGAATATCTATTAGTCAGTACTCTCATTTATCAAACAAGCTGAATGAAGCAAAACCTCTGCAGTATTTTGTTGAAAGAACTCCAGATGGAATAGTAATCAACCTTTGGCCCACCCCAGATAGTCAAGATACTTATGTGTTTGGCTATTACTACATGGAGCGCATTGAGGATTCAGGAAAGCCAGCAAGCAACAACATGGATATTCCGGCAAGGTATCTTCCTTGCTTTGTCGCTGGATTGGCTTACAGGCTTTCAATGAAGTATGAGGCTTCAGCCCCAAGGGCTGAGGGATTAAGATCTGAGTATGAGTCGCAATGGGAGCTTGCTTCTAGCGGAGGAAGAGACAAGGCATCTTTGTTTATTGCTCCAGGGGGTTATAGGTTTTGAGTTACGCTAGTGGTAAATACGCTTTTGGTTATTGTGATCTAACTGGATTTAGATATCCGCTAAAAGATCTAGTGCCTCAGATAGTTAATGGCAGGCCTACTGGCTTGAGGGTTGGTAAAGATGTTGTCAGTCCAGACCAACCCCAGCTACAACTAGGCAGGCTGAGATTAGATGATCCCCAGGCTTTGCGTAATGCAAGACCAGATCAGTCACTAGATGAAAGCAGAAGGTTGTTTGCTTTTGACCCTGTCGGTGGTGGTAACACTGCCCTTGGTAGTAGAACTGTTGGTTTAGATATGTTTGGTGAAGTTGGCACTGTTAAGGTGGTGACATAATGGCCTGGACATTTACTACGCTTAAAACCGCCATACAGGACTACACCCAAAACAGTGAGTCAACTTTTGTTACCAATCTTCCCGTTATAATCACACAAGCTGAAGATCGAATATTAAAGTCTATACAGCTTCCAGAGTTTAGGAAGAACGCTGTTGGTGCAATGACTTCTGGTAATCAGTATGTGGCAATGCCAACTGATTTCCTATATCCGTACTCATTGTCTCTTGATAATACTGGATTTGAGTTCCTGCTTTTTAAAGACGTTAACTTTATTAGGGAAGCTTACCCACAGTCATCTGTACAAGGCGTTCCAAAGTATTACGCTATATATAGCGAAGCGTTTTTTATTGTTGGGCCAACCCCAAATGCTAATTTTAGTGTAGAGCTTCATTACTTTCATAAGCCTGAGTCAATAACAACAGCAGCAAGTGGAACAAGTTGGTTAGGCACAAATGCAGAATCAACTTTGTTATATGGCTGTCTGTTAGAGGCTTACAGTTTTATGAAGGGTGAAGCTGATATGTTGCAACTGTACTCCACCAGATATGAAGACGCTTTAGGTAAGCTTAAGGTTTTGGGAGAGGGGTATGGTACTACAGACAGTTATAGATCTGGTGCGGTTAGACAAGCGAGGCAGTAATGTTGAATGTTGGTTTTTCTGAGGTTGGAGATGTTAGCGTGGTTACATCAAGCCACTCTGGCCTTTCTGTTGATCATTGGGCTGATCGTGCTACAGATAAAATAATATCTGTTGGTAGCAACTCTGATCCCATACTTGTAGAGCAAGCCAAAGCATACAGAGAAACTATAAAGCAAGTAATCATGCACTACATGAAAGAAGCCATATTGAGCAATAAAACCGATTTGATTGCTAAACTAGAGGCTATGGATCATAAAGAAATCGGAAACATATTGAGGAAATTATAATGGCTATTACCCAGGCTATGGCTTCGTCATTTAAACAAGAGCTCTTACAAGGGATCCATAACTTTACTAATGGATCTGGAGGCGGAACAACTACTAGCACAGGAACTGGTAATTCTTTCAAGATTGCTTTGTATACATCTGATGCAACCTTGAACGCCTCTACAACTGCTTTCTCAAGCACCAACGAGGTTTCTACAAGCGGAACAAATTATAGTTCCGGTGGAGTGGCTTTGACTAACGTCACGCCTACACTGTCATCAACCACTGCTCTTACAGATTTTGCAGACGCTGTTTTTTCCAGCGTTTCATTGACTGCAAGAGGAGCTCTTATTTATAACTCTTCTACTACCGCTGGTAGTGCAAATAGAGCTGTTGTGGTCTTAGACTTTGGTGCGGATAAGACAGCAACCTCTGGAGATTTTACTGTTCAGTTCCCAACAGCGGATGCTTCTAACGCAATTATAAGGATTGCTTGATGCTCTGTTCATCCACACTAAAGATTGGGTGATGTGTGGCTGATGTAAAGGTTGTCTTTCAGGGATGGAATTCATCCACTCAAGGTTGGGGAGAAGGATCATGGGGCAATGATGTTGCCGTTCCCCAGGCTACAACTTCAGTCGGATCGGTATCTGTTACGGCTGATGCGAGTGTTAGCGTCACAGGTATTGCCGCAACCGCAAGTCTTGGCTCTGTATCTACGACTGCAGATGCAAATACCTCTGTTACTGGCATCGCAGCGACATCAGGTCTTGGATCTGTATCTGTCACCGCTTTTGCAAATGTCTCTCCTACAGGCATATCAGCGACAGCGTCACTTGGTTCGGTCACAGTCGAGGCCGATGGTGTTGTTGTTGAAACGGGTGAAGTGGGAACAACGAGTGTCGGATCTGTATCAGTTACGGCTGATGCAGATGTGTCGGTTACAGGTATTGCTGGCACGAGTGCTGTGGGTACAGCAACAGCCAAAGCGAATGCTGATGTATCGACTACTGGATTATCTGCTACATCTGCCCTGGGTTCTGTCACTACAACAGCGGATGCGGATGTTGCGGTCACAGGATTATCAGCAACTGCGTTCTTATCTGGGGTCATTGTATGGGCTGAGTTTGTCCCATCTCAGACTCCTAATTGGCAAGATGTTACTACTGATCAAACACCTGACTGGAAAGAGGTAGCTTAATGGTTCGTAAGGTAAAAAAAGTTATTAAGGGTTTGGAGAAGGCTTCTAAGACCCATAAGAAGCAGGCAGATACTTTAAAGAAGCATTTGTCTTCCATGAAAAAAACAAAATCAAAAAGCAAAAAAAGGTAGATTAAATGGCAGTCTATACTAACGATTTACGCTTGAAAGAAATCGCCACTGGCGATGAAGCAGGAACTTGGGGTACGAGTACAAATACAAATTTGTCGCTCGTTGCGGAAGCCTTTTCATTTGGCACAGAGGCTATTACAACTAATGCCGACACTCACACCACCACTATAGCTGACGGATCAACCGATCCTGGCAGAAGCATATTCCTTAAATACACAGGCACACTTGACTCTGCTTGCACAATCACGCTTGGGCCAAATTCCGTTTCCAAGCTCTGGTTTATAGAAAATGGAACATCTGGGTCACAATCGATCATTATCAGCCAGGGGTCTGGAGCCAATGTAACAATCCCTAACGGGCAGACCAAGGCGGTGTACTCTGATGGCGCTGGTTCCGGCGCTGCTGTTGTTGATGCTTTCCAAGATCTGTCGATCCCTGATCTATTCATTGACGATGACTTAACCTTTACCTCAGATAGCGCAGTCATCACATTTGGGGCTGATGGAGATACCACTCTAACTCACACTGATGGCACAGGCCTTACTCTTAACGGAACTAATAAACTCACCTTTGGTGATGTTGCTTCTTTTGTGCAGCAATCTAGTGATGGTGTTCTCAGGATAGATGGTGAGGCAACCATTGACCTTAACGCATCTACCGCTGTCACTGTCAGTAACGATCTAAAACTGGATAGTGATTCTGCTGTTCTAGGTTTTGGTGCAGACAATGATACGACACTAACTCATACCGATGGTTCTGGTCTGACGTTGAACTCTACGAACAAGATCATGTTCAACGATGCGAGTCAGTTTATCCAAGGATCGTCTGCAACGGTTTTGTCGTTGGGTGCGACTGATGAGATTGACCTCACTGCTACTGCGATTGATGTGAATGGCACACTCGATGTTAGCGGCACTAGCCAATTTAATGCCGATGTAACGATTGTAGACACAGGCACAGGTTCATCAGAGGGGCCGTCTCTAAAACTGTTTAGAGACTCGTCATCACCAGCAGATAGTGACCTTATTGGGGTTCTTAAATTTCAAGGGGAGGATGACGGTAGTAACGTAACTGATTACGGAACTATCGCGGGAAAAATCGCTGACGTTACGGGTGGGACTGAAGATGGTGTTCTTCTATTCAGCGTTATCGCTGCTGGCTCTTCGTTAGATTCTCTCACGCTTTCCCACAATGAAGCCGTCTTTAACAACGGCAGTGCCGATTATGATTTTCGCGTAGAGAGTGACTCTAGTACCCATGCTTTGTTCGTCCAAGCATCAGATGGAAACGTAGGGATAAATGACTCCAGCCCAGACGCTAAATTAGATGTGTTGCTTGGGGCTACAGGTGATATTGCAATTTTCCAAGGCGATGACTCCGACACTCTAAAAATTAATAGTGGCAGCAATGCGATTAATATTGACACACGGAATACTACAAATGGACTGACCTTTCAGATGCAAGGCACTGAAGTCATGTCAATCGATACCAGTGGTGGAGCTACAATTACTAGAACTGATAATGGCACACAGCTCACTCTTAAATCTACGGATGCGGATGCAAACTTAGGCCCAGTACTTGATTTACTGCGAGATGGTGGTTCTCCTGCTGACAGTGATTTTATTGGGCAAGTGCGTTTCCAAGCCAAAGATGACGGCGGGAATGTTCATGAGTATGGAAAAATACTGGGGCAGATTGCAGACGTAACTGGTGGAACTGAAGATGGTATTTTAGCTATTAGAACAGTGCTTGCTGGGACTGACACTAGACGAATTGATTTAGGAGCTACTGAAACAGTAATTAATGAAGATGCGGCAAACCTAGATCTAAGAGTGGAGTCAAGCAACAAAGCTAAGATGTTCGTGGTTGATGCAGGGGCAGATGCAGTAATTATAGGCGGTGGAACTAGTGAAAACTTTTTAAGTGAATCTCACGAACTTCAAGTCAACGACACAAACTTTAGTGTTGCTTCTTTTGCAACTTATCGTGATGGTCAAGATGGAGCCACTTTATCTTTAGGTCACAGTCGTAACGGTACGATCAATTCTCATACCGTTGTGAATAATGGGGATACGTTAGGTATGCTTATGTTTTACGGCTCAGACGGCACTGATTTTGCCAGAGGAGCAAGTATCAAGGCTACAGTGGACGGTGCTCCAGGCAACAATGATATGCCCTCTAGACTTGTTTTTAGCGTAACAGCAGATGGCTCTGATTCTCCGACAGAGCGTTGGCGTATTAGTAATGCAGGGGTTTTAGTGTCAGGAGGTAACAGCCCTGTTGGTATTGGTGGCACTCCAGCAGATGCTAATTATGCTGAGATAGGAGCAGGATATTTAAACCTCAGTCGTGATGATACGGCAGATGCTCAACAAATTCAGTTTGGTAAAAACGGTGCAGTTCATTCACGTTTAGAGACAACTAGTAACAGCCTAAATTTGCAGCCAGTGGCTGGTATAGATATTGTCATCAACGAAGACTCTGTTAACAGTGATGCGAAAATAGAAACGGATACGAATGCTAATGCTTTTGTTGTTGATTCATCTTCAAACTGTGTAATTATTGGATCTCAAACAGCAGAAAACAGACTATCTCAACAGTTTGCAGTGACTGCTGCTGGTCACAGAGGTGGGATGGTTATTAATTCATTTCACAACAGCGACAGTGGGCCGATTGTAGATTTCCAAGTGTCACGTAATTCCACCGCTGGAAGCCACACGGTTGTCCAAGATGGCGACGCTCTAGGCACTCTGATATTTAGAGGTGATGATGGAGATGAATTCAGAGATTGTGTTGCAATAGAAGCTAACGTGGATGGAACTCCTGGTAACAACGATATGCCTGGTGTGTTGCGTTTTTTAGTAACAGAAAGCGATGGGCTACAGGAGAGGATGCGTTTAAATCCAAATGGTTTGCTAGGAGTAGGTACGACTCTTTCCACAGGAATAGCCGTTCAAAGCTCCGACACAGGAGTTCAACTTGACAGCACTGGCAGGATATTTCAAACCATTTCAGACCACAATGATTTTAATAGAACAGCGAATGGAGAAACAATTCGATTTAGACGATCAGCCACACAAGTAGGAAGTATATCTGTAACGGCTTCTGCTACAGCTTACAACACTTCCTCTGACTACCGCCTCAAAGAAAATGTCACAGATTTGACGAACGCGACAGACAGACTGAAGCAGTTAGAACCAAAACGTTTCAATTTTAAAGCTGATGCTTCTACAACTGTTGATGGTTTCATTGCACACGAAGTTTCAACGATAGTGCCAGAGGCAATCACTGGTGAAAAGGACGGAGTGGATGATGAAGGTAATCCCGTTTACCAAGGCATTGACCAATCAAAATTAGTGCCGCTACTGGTGGCAACAATCCAAGAACTTGAAGCACGAATAGCTGCATTAGAATCAGAATAAGGAGAAATAAAATGGCAATAACGACAACTTGGGGTATCAATAAGATGACCCATGTAAATGCGGATGGTGGCGTAATCCTTGTGTACTGGAGCTTGTTAGCTGCAAACGATGAAGCTTACGACGAGAGTACTGGGAAAGGTGGCGAAACAGCTACCGAGGGCGGTAAGAATAGTTTTACCTACGATGCATCAGGGAGCGGATTCATCAAGTACGACGATCTAAAAGAAAGTGATGTGCTTGGTTGGATCTATGATGCTAATAAAGGGCCAACTTCTGGTGGGCCAGCAGATGAGACAGCGAGTCAATACAAAGCTAGAATAGAAGCCGAGAGAACGGCCAAGGTTCAAGCACAAATTGACCGAAAGGCTGCACAATCAGATGGACTACCGTGGAGCGCGTAAATGAGCGAAGAACAAAAAGAAGCAACAGTCTTATTCAACGATAAGAAGATCCCAATGTCGCAGTTGAGTTTTCAGACCCAGCGAAACATGCAAAGGCTTAGTCAATTGCAGAATCTCATTCCTAATCTGCAAGAACAACTAGGCGAAGCACAGGTGTTGTTGAAAGACTACAGCTCCAAAGTGAACGCCGCGCTGGAAGAAGCAGCGTCGAGACAAAATGATGAAGTGGTTGAGACTTCCGAGGGCAAGCCTTGGGAAGAAGAGGCAACTCACTGATCGTCGGAACAGTATTGACTGTTCTGGTGGTGATGCCTTACTTGGCGTTGGCCTGGATGTGGTAGGAGAAAAATATGATGGATCTGATGGAGATACTCACACTTGCTACTACGGTAGTCACGGTTGCATCTGCGGTATGTGCGGCTACCCCTACCCCAAAAGACGATCAATTTATGGGGCGATACGTCTATCCATTCCTAGAGGCTTTAGCTCTTAATGTTGGCAAAGCTAAACAAGCTGCTCCTAAAGAAGAAATTTTAGATGGATGATGGGAAGAAAGCTCTGCAAGAAATAAACACTCATGAAAGAGAGTGTGCTTTGAGATATCAGCGTATCGAAGAAAGATTAGCAGATGGATCCAGGCGTTTTGACAGACTAGAAAGAATGTTATGGGGCGTTATTGTTTTAATAATAGGAAGCCTTTTGGTTCCTCAATTTTTAGGGGTTTAGTATGAGTGATGCAAACACTATAAAAGTTCCGACATGGGCTTTGCCCATAGCAGCTGCAGCTTTATCTGGAGCTATCGCATGGGGATCTATGCAAGCAAGAGCAGAGGCTACAGATGCAGAGGTTCAAAGGATTGAGCAAGCTGTAAAAAAGACAGCGGAACAGGCAGTAGCCAACGGCCAACTGTCAGCGGTCAACCAGACGCAGATCAAGGCAGTGGTGGACAGTCTCAGTCAGCAGCAAGAAACTCTGAAGGCGACGGACGAGAAGCTGGCTCAGTTGATCCAGATAATGCTACAGAAGCAGTAAGACTAGATTACGATCCCGAAAACCCTAATCTGTTCTGTGACCTAAGAGAGTGGAATAAACTCAAGCTCGTAAACCCACCGGCAAAACGTCACGAGGTCGCAAAGGATTGGTTGAAGTTCAACTACCGACAGTGTGGTTATGGGGCAATGATCTACGTGAGAAACTCTATGCCAAGAGTGTTAGGGACGGCGCATCAAGTTGATGTAGATGTGCTGACATGGGAACTGGTTGCTCCGCAAGCTGAAAGAACTCAAGCACTGAAGAAGAAACGAAGACTATGACGCTGATGATATTTGTTTTAGTTCTTTTGACACCAGGAGGTAGGCCAACAGGCACTGAACTATACTTCCAAGAATTAACAAGTTGCCTAGAATATCGAGATGCTCTTGTTCATCAAAGCGTCCATACTCACAACTGGTTACGCAGTAAGACCAACAAGTTTGATGGGTATTGCGAGGTAAGATTAATTCCTTCGGCAGAAGCTGGAAAAGGTAAATACATATTTAGAGATCCTGTCAGGAAGAAAGAAGATGAGTGAAATACCACCGTTCCCAAACAGTGTGAACGCTGTGCAGCCTGCGCCCAAGCATCATATACAAAAGATTGATATGGAGCGGATGCAAGGCAAAGAAATAAATGCCAAGCAGGAAGTTATTACCACCATATACGATTCCAAGGTGTATACCTACAAAGGGGGTCAACTAAGCTATACAACCCCTAAAGTTACTGGTCAGCACATTCTGGTAACAGTATGACTCCTAAAAAGCTAGAACCTAAATCCCGTTACGCAGAATATGACGCAGATGGTGATGGGGTAGTAAGTGATCAAGAAATATCGCGTCATCAGGAGATGTTACAACTTGAACTTCAAGAAGAAAAAGCAGACTCGCAAAGAAGAATGGCCTGGGTTGCTATTGGGAGTATGTGCGTTTTCGCTGTTTTGCCTGTTATTCCTTTTGTCCCATCTGATCGACTTGATACGTTAGCAAGCATTAGCGATATGTTGTTTCTTAGCCAAGCCTCCATCGTTGGACTATACTTTGGAGCAACAGCATACATGGCGAAAAAATGAGTATTCTTGGATCTTTGATAGAACCCGCAACAAAGCTTCTCGATAAGGTTATTGAGGACAAAGATCAGAAGAATGCTCTGGCACATGAGATTGCGACAATGGCAGAGCGCCATGCACAAGAACTCGCCAAGGGTCAGATCGAAATCAACAAGCTTGACGCAAAAGGAAACTGGTTCCAGTCCAGTTGGAGGCCTTTAGCTGGATATACTTGCGTTTTGGGACTGATGGTTAATTTTCTTATAGCTCCCATTGCAGCAGGCTTTGGAGTAATTATTCCTCAAGCTGATGCTGGCACTATGATGCCTCTGTTGCTTGGTATGCTAGGTCTGGGCGGTGCTCGTTCATTCGAGCGTGTTAAAGGCGTAGGCAAATAATATGACAAAACTAATTGATATGTTAAAGCTGCATGAAGGTGTGCGAACCCATGCCTATCAATGCAGCGCAGACAAATGGACAATCGGTGTGGGCCGGAACATTGATGAAGATGGTGGGCTTGGTCTTACTGAAGAAGAAATTAATGTTTTATTAATTAACGACATAAAAAGAGTTCAAGATGAATTGGGCGCTAGCTATTTTTGGTTTAGAGAATTAGACGAGGTTAGGAGAGATGCAATGACTGATATCTGTTTTAACCTTGGATTATCCCGTTTAAGAGGTTTTGTAAAAGCAATTACTGCCATGTCTAGAAAACAATGGGATATTGCTGCAGATGAATTTATGGATAGTCGCTGGAGCAAGCAAGTTGGGCAACGTGCTATAACAATAACTGAAATGATAAGAACCGGAGAATATCAATGAGCATGGTTCCTGGTGATATTTCTTCTCAAATAAGAGCAGCTGAATCTGGCCTTGGGCCTTATCCTGGCGGTTTTGGCGGTAACTTTGGTAGCGGATTCGGAGGTGGCTTTGGTGGCTTTACCGGAGGTTTTCAGCCTATGCCTTCTCCAGGTAAAGGAAGACCATCTCCTCCACCAATGCAATCTCCAGGTAAAGGCAGGCCTCAGCCATCTTTTGGTTATGGTCAGACCACCTTTAATCCATACGGATTTAACAGAGGGTTTGGCGGTGGTTTTGGTGGTGGTTTTGGCGGAGGATTCGGTGGTGGATTCTCACCTGGATATGGTGGAATGTTTGGCGGATTTGGAGTGCCTCAGCCTAGACCAATGCCAGCACCTGGAAGAAAAGGAGGAGGCAGTCCTTCAAAAGGAGGAAGACCAAGACCAACTCCAAGGCAAGATTTAGACATATCAAATAGGGTCGGAACTATGAATCAAGTTCCAGGTGGTGGGCGGTTTGATGAGTTTGCTCCTTATGACGAGCCAATGCCATTTAATCCTCAACCAGCTACGCCGAGCCCTAATGTCGCGGATCAGGGTTTGTTGGATGCATTTGCAGCAAACCCAGCAAGTAAACAATTTGGCTTGACGGCAACTTACGATCCAACAACTAATGAATATGTGACAGATCTGTCAGGAGCTGGTTTTGCTGGTCAAACCAAGAGACAGACCCCAGCAGAGTTTGCTGCAGAGCTTGGTATGACTGGTCAACCAGCGGTTGCACCCCAACCTCAACCTATTCCTATTCCTATGCCTAGTGCAGCAGATCTTAATCGAGCTCAACAAGCTGCAGCTGCAGCTGCAATAAACTCTCCTTTTGGCGCTCCCTTACAAAGACCAGTCAATAGAGGGGCAATGATGGGTGGTGTTGCTGGCATGCCTGGAGGTAAGGCCAGGGGCGGAAGAACAAGGCTTTACTAAATGCCGCTAAGTAAGATTAGTTTTGCTCCAGGGGTTAACAAAGAAGGCACAGAATATACAGCTGATGCCGGATGGTTTGATTCTGACAAAATTAGATTTAGAAAGGGCAGGCCAGAAAAAATAGGAGGTTGGAGGAAATACAACCAAGCCGCTTTTGTTGGTATATGTAGATCTATACATGACTGGTCATCGCTTGAATCAATTAAGTACTTGGGCGTCGGAACAAACCTAAAGTTTTATATTGCCGAGGGCAGTGGATATAACGATGTCACCCCGATCAGATCTACAACATCTGCAGGCGATGTTACCTTTTCTGCTTCAAACGGATCGAGCACAATAACAGTTACAGATACTTCTCATGGGGCTGTCGTAAATGACTTTGTCACATTTAGTGGAGCAGCCACGCTAGGTGGCAACGTCACTGCAGCGGTATTAAATCAAGAGTATCAAATAGCCACCGTACCAACGACTAACACCTTTACGATAGAGGCCAAGGATACGAGCGGTAGCACAGTAACAGCAAACAGCTCAGACACCGGAAATGGTGGATCCTCTGTTGTCGGAACATATCAGATAAACACAGGGCTAAATGCTTTTGTGCAAGGGACTGGATGGGGTGCTGGATCCTGGGGGTTTGGTACTTTTGGAAGCTCTAGCTCTGTAGCTGCATCAGGCCAACTGAGATTGTTTAGCCAAGATAATTTTGGTGAGGATCTTATATTTAATATCCGAGGTGGTGGGATATTTTACTGGGACGAATCTGGAGGCACTGGAGCAAGAGCTGTTAATATCACTACTCTTACCGGATCAAATCAACCAACCGTTGCTTTACAGGTTTTAGTTTCTGATGAAGACCGACATGTGATTGCCTTTGGGTCTAATCCGATAGGATCCTCTGATATAGACCCTTTGTTGGTTAGATTTTCAGATCAAGAGAATGCTGGAGACTGGACTCCAACAGCAACCAACAGCGCTGGTGGTGTCCGTATAAACTCAGGATCTCAGATAATCGGGGCAGTCCAAACAAGACAAGAGATACTTATCTGGACAGACGCAAGCTTACATTCGATGAGATTTGTTGGTGCTCCGTTTATATTTAACTTCAGCACGTTGAGTACTGATGTATCAATGATATCTCCTAACGCAGCTGTAAACGCCAGGGGCGTTGTTTACTTCATGGATAGGGGTAACTTCTATGTTTACAACGGATCTGTACAGCCGCTTCCCTGTTCCGTTAAAGACTTTGTTTTTTCTAATTTAAATAAAGATCAGTCGTTCAAGGTCTTTGCAGCAGAAAACAATGATTACAATGAAGTAATATGGTTTTACCCTATTGGAGAGGGGAATACAGAGATAACCAATTATGTATCTTACAACTATGAAGAAGGCTTGTGGGCAGTCGGAACATTAGGCAGAGGGGCGTGGATAGCTGGAGCAACTAGACAGTATCCCATTGCATCCACTGCAATTGATGGTGGTGATAACTTCTTGTTTGAGCATGAAGTTGGTTTTGATGATGATGGCTCAGCAATGACTGCTTTTATAGAATCTGGAGATCTAGAGATAGGTGAGGGCGAACACTATATGTTCGTGAACAAAATAATACCTGACTTTACTTTTACCGGAAATCAAACTGAAGCGTCTGCAAATATAATTATGAAGGGTAGCGATTTTCCGTTGGAGACTCCGACTACGTTATCTAGTTCTACTGTGACACCATCGACTAAACAGTCATTTATAAGAAATAGATCCAGGCATTCTGTGGTTAGGATAGAAAGCGATGGGTCTGGCTATAAATGGAGATTGGGGGATCTAAGGTTTGATATGCGCCAGGATGGCAGAAGATAATGACAACGCAAAGAAACATACCGTTACCAATAGCACCAGATGACTATCAGAAAGAAAACGAAGCTGTCACGAGAAGAACGATAGAGCTTGGCTTTCAGACAGTAGAAAACGATATTCAGTTGGCAAAAACCCAGGGAGATAAAAACGGATCTCTGGCTATGCGTCGATTTCAGTTCTTGTTGATGGGCGCATCGTGACAGATGTTATAAAGGTTCTGGGTCAGGTTGATGTGTCAGCAACAACTACGACAGTTCTTTATACGGTTCCTGATTTAAATCAAACAACAGTTAGTTCCCTGGTGATATGCAACAGAGGGGGATCGGGGATTACCTTCAGGGTTAGCATCCATGTCAACGGCGCTACAGCTGATGATAAACAGTTTATATTTTTTGATGAAGACCTAGCTGCGACAACAACTAGAACAGTTGTTATTGGTATGTGTCTATCACAAGCAGACATAGTTAAGGTTTATGCAAGCGCAGCAAATGTGAGTTTTAATTTATTTGGAGTGGAGACAAGTTAATGATGTATCCGAATCAACAACCAGCACCAATGCAAAGACAAGCTAATCAAATGGCCCGTCAAGGCCGTTATGGAGACAGCATGTTGGTTCACATGAACCCTGCAGAGGTGCAAGGCATTGCGGCACTTTCTCCAACAGGCCAGCTAACCAGGAACCCGATGACAGGTCAGCCAGAAGCTTTCTTGCCTTTCTTGGCTCCTTTGATCGGCAGCATGGCTGGTAAAGCTTTCTTAGGCAAGACAGTTGGATCTGCCTTGGCTGGAGCTATAGGGTCTGGACTAGCGACAACTGCAGTTACAGGAGACATTAAAAAAGGATTAATGTCAGGGATCACTGGGTTTGGTTTAGGAAAGGCGTTAGGCGCTGCGAGTGATGCGCTAAATCCTGAGATATCTGGAACTGCTAGCGCTCTTGGAGAAGCTCAAAAAACAGCTGCAGAAGCTAGTGCAGATCTAGCTAAAGCTGGAATAGCTGGTGGATCTCAACCTTTTACTCCAGCTCAGATAGGAGAATTCACAGCAGCAAAAACAGCTGCAGATGCAGCAACTCAAAATGTAACAGACCTGACTCAAAACCTTGCCGATCTAAGGGGAGAGCAAACAATAGCAGATAGTTTAACAGCCCCATTTAGGCAGCCAGGGGCTTTTGGAAAAGCCTTGATGGATCCCCTAACCCTGACAGCTATTGGCACAGGAGAGGGCCAGAGAGCCCAGATGGAGGCGGAAGAAAGCATCATGGATCGGAATCGTCGCTTTGAAGAAGAGCGACAAGCCGAGCTTGATCGGGCTTATGCGACAAGAGATGCTGCAATCGGGTTGGCTCAGAGCAGATATATGGCTGGAGGGATAACAGGCATAAACCCACAAAACTATCAGAGTGCATTGCAGGG